CAAGAAGCGGTCACCGCTAAAAAGCTACGGCCAACAATCCATCGGAACGCGGACGGGAACACATTTTAAATGCTAAAAGTATGAAAGGATTTACAGAAATGACCGATCAAGAGATTCTTGCGTTAACGGAGGAAGATGTACAGAAATTGATTAAACTCCGCATGATGGAGGAAGGTATCAAAATCATGGATAAACCCAAAATTCCCGAATTATTTGAAATTGAGCCTGCTGATATTCAGTACTTCTCAATTCCGCTTTTGGATGGTTTTGCGTTTACTGACATTAATGAAGCGACTAAGGTTGCTGAAATTCTGAAAAGCGCGAAGTCATTGCGAAAGGTTGATTACGATTGGAATAAACTTGGGAGTGATTACAAGTTCCTTAAAAAGAGTGAGAGATACAAGTTTAATGGGAACTCTGATTTTGACATCATTTCAGGATGGGCTTATTCGGATGAACTATATGCTAAGATTTCAAACTTTGCCGCACAGAACAAGGTTATGAAAGAACAAGCAGCAAAAGACCAAAAGGAATATGACGAAAAGATGCAAGAAGCGTCCGGCATCATCTCGGAGATAAGCGGATGGGTTAAGGGGGTCAAAGTTAAGTATGAGCGATTGAATAGGCTTACTTACAAATTCGCAACAGACTATTATCCCCTTTCCGATCACAACGAGGATATGGCAATGAAATTTATGGCTAAAGCCTATTCTTTTACAGATGAAGAAAAAGAATACATATTACAGAATTACAAAAAATTACTATCCACAAGTGATGAATAAGTTTTTTTTAGTTAGTTATTGACTCCTTGCTTGCGAAAGTAGGGAGTTTTTTGTAAAACTCTAAATTCATTATATGAGTAATATAGAAGATACAATTTACGATCTGCCAAATGAAGAATATCACAAGGGAGAAAAATTCAAAGATTTCCTAAGTAGTACGCAGATTAAAGATTATATGGTGTCCCCAAAGTTTGCCCGATACAAGGCATTGCACCCTGAAATGTTTGAGATCAGTATTGAAGCTTCTGAAAAAGGCTCGCTATATCATGATGCAATGGAAAGCCTTGTTAATACTGGAACACTTGACAAATGGAGAAACAATCTTCTTGTATTTGAGCCACCTATAAATCCTAAAACTGGCTGTCCGTATGGACGAGACACCCAAAAATATCAGATTGCACTAATCGAGGCCAAAGAATCAAATCCCGGTAAAACATTGACAAGCACAACCGATATACAATTGGTTGAAACAATGGTTTATGAGCTTCTTAATAATTGCCGGGACACCTCCAAACAGATTAGGCAGATATTAAAATGGGGAAAAGCCGAAGTTAGCCATTTCGTTGAATACGAAGGATGCAAGTTCAAATATCGCCCTGATGTGGAAACGGCCAAAAAAATTGTTGACTGGAAAACATTGGCGGTTGATGATCTTCATGAAGAAACAGTTAACCGGACTATCGCCAAATTTCATTACGGTATTTCGGCAGCCTTCTACCAGTTTTTTGAACATGAACGTACTGGAGTATGGAAGGAGTTCTACTGGGTTATGCAACAAAAGACAGCTCCCTATGACGCAGTATTTGTCAGTGCAGCTAACTGGGCTTTCCATTTGGAAGACGGAATTGTGAAAATGGGGGCAAGCGCATTGGCATTCAAGAAATTGTTAGACCAGCATGTTTACTGTACACAAAACAATGATTTTGACGGTGCACAGATATTTATTCAGCCGGGATTCAAAGGACGAAGAATAATGATACCTGACACACCTGCATTTGAAAAGAACAAGATGTTTAACTTTTATAATAATCAAGAACAATGAGTAAAACAGAGAATCAATCCCCCCAACAAGGGAACTTGGGAATGGAACAACACAATGCTCCTTCACCAACAAAAACAGAACCGGTCTCCCCAACACCTTCCACACCACAACCGCCCGTTCCTTCTGCCCCACCAGCCTTTCCAGTACAACTGAAAGGATTGGAAAGCTGTTTTATCTCCCCTAAAAAGGCATTTATAGCAGCTGGTGGCACAGAACAGCAATTTGCCCGTGAAGTCAATTTCGCTATGCAGGCAATGTTGAATAATCCTTATTTGATTGACTGTGCCCGGCAATATCCCGATCATCTTGTCGAAGCAATCAAAAACGTTTCTCTTACCGGTCTGACGCTCAATCCTGAACTAAGGTTGGGGTATCTTGTACCGTACAAAGGCAAAGTGAAGTTCCAAGCTTCATACATGGGTAAAGTTGATATTTTGATCCGCACCGGTGTTGTAAAAGATATTTATTCTGATTTGGTTTATGCTAATGACGAGTTCAGCATGACAAAAGGTACCGGTGGCACTATCATCCACAAACCCAATGTATTCGGAGAACGTGGTGATCTTCTTGGAGGCTACTATTTTGCAGTCTTGACTTCCGGTGTTGTAAAATTCGATGCAATGCCCAAAGCACGTATTGAAGAAATAAAAAGTCGTAGTGAGGCTGTCAAGAAAGGCAAGCAATCCCCGTGGGACACAGACTTTGAAGAAATGGCTCGAAAAACAATCGTGAACTGGGCTTTCAAATTCCTGCCCAAAACCGGCATTTCAGATTCCATGATTAAAGTTCTTGAAACAGAGAGCCAGTTGGATGATGAAATGTTTGAAGACTGGAAAAAGGCACAAGGTCAGAAACCGGACGATTTTGAGGAAGACGATACTCCATACGCAGAAGAAGTCAAGTAATGGATTCATGTGAAAAAATTAGTAACAGTATCACAGCGGCTAAAGAACTGATCGAAAATGAAACACGTTCTTTGGCTGCTTTACATAAAGCAAAACAGCTTGAAAAAGAGCTTCATAAATCCGGCAAGTTGTTTCGTATTCCTACAATGAACGGAATTATAGAAACAACCTGCCCGGAAAAATACATAGAATACAATAACCAGTTTAAAATCAAATTAAAATGAGAACAGTAACAGTTGAAGTGCCCGAAGGACACATGGTAAAAATCGTGAAAGAAGAAAGTATGCAACCTACTCAAAAAGTTACGGGGGGGGGTAAATTTGAATTTGAGGGTGAGACATTCATCCCCGGTGACGTAATTATCAATCCGAATCGCGGAGGGGGCAGCATGATGATTCTTTCTGAAATTAGAGAAGAAAGACCACTCTCTTTTTTACCGGCAATTAAAGTACCTTTCGGCCTTGTCACCTATGTTCCTTCCAATGATGAAGGTGACAGAGTTTTTGTAAGACTCACACCCGAAGCTGGTATCGGAGGCATGAAGGGATTCCGTAAAGCTACGGAAGAGGAAAAGGCAAAGATGCTTGCCGCCATGAAGGAAGAAAAACATTACTCCTTCAATTTTGAGAAGTTACAGCCTGAATATATCCCGACTGTCGGCGATGTTGTTATTGTATGGGATGATAATAGCAAAGAAAATGCGGTAGTCGGTGTTATGAATGAAATGGATAAAACAGTCAGGCCATACAAGATAAATGATGGTACTTGGTATGGGAACTGCGACAAGTTCGTTTCAGAAGAACAATATAAAAATTTGATTGATGGGAAAGAGTAAATCTAAATCGGGGGGGGCGAGAAATTACACTCCCCTTCTCACAGCTCGCCCAAAGGGAATGAGCTACCAAGAATATCGTGAACGCAGAGCCTATCAGAACGCATGGTTGAAAGAGCGACTGAAAGGCTTTATTTGTTATGTATCGTCTGAACTGGTTGTATATGACAAAATAACGGGATTACCCCGATTATTCAATCATCGTACAGATGATATACACAAAGCAAACATAAGGACTAACCCACAGCCATTTGTCGGTTCTGCCCGATATGGCTTAAAACCTTTATGATATGGATAAAGAACTATTTAAAGATAAGAATCCATTGCTTCGCAGACAAATGTTGGAAGACAATTGCGCAGCAGTTGAAAGAATTACCTATACTTCTCCTTTCAGCGAGGAAGAAATGGGTGAACGGAAAACGGAGTTGGCAAATATTGACCTTGACATGGCCGCACTGGAAGAAGAAAAGAAAGCTTTCATGCAAGCATACAAGGACAAACTGAAACCTAAAAAGGAACGTAAAAAAACGTTGCTTACCGATATAAAACGTGGTTATGAGGAAATTACGGATGAATGCTTTAAGTTTATGGATCGTAGCACCCGTACCACCGGATATTACAATGGTAATGGCGATTTGGTTAAAGAACGTCCGATGGAGGCACAAGAGATGCAAAAAACGGTCTTCGAGGACATTGAATCTACTGGTACGGAGGGATAAGCCATGAGAAAAGAAGAACTTATCAAGCAAGTAGCCGAATCAACCGGTATTGCTATTTGCGAAGTCCGAACAGTTATAGAAGCAGCATTGAAGGAAACCGTGGATGCAGTAGCTAATGGAAGAACTCTTTATATCAGAGGTTTTGGTACACTGTCACCCAAACACTATAAACGAAAAGTTGCTCGTAACATACACAAAAACGAGACTATTGTCATAGCGGAGCATTATACTCCACACTTCAAACCAGCCAAATCATTTAAAAACAGAACTAAAAATTTGTAGAACAACATGGAAAACGAAAAGATGCAAGTGAACTTTGCTCCGGGTGTGACCGAAGCAACCCTTAGAGTTATTGAACTTCACGAAGAAAATGAGTTACCGGTACTGGAGCCTGATAAGGTAGAATTAGCCGGAACAATTGGAAGTGTTCATGAATTTCTCTTGAAAAGAATCTCTGAAAAAGAGCAGATCAATCAGAAACGTTGCTATATTCTTGTTGATCGGGAGAAAATGACACTTAAACTTGTCACCAATGAAACTGACAGTAGGAATAAAGCTACTGTAAGAGGTGAGTTGAAATACTATCCCAAGTTTCTTGAATTTGGTATTAACACAAGCAAGACATGGGAACCGGTGCAGCTTTCAAAGTTCTTCAAAATGAATCGTGCCTTCTTCAAGGATGCACAATACAACATGGAACTGGTAACAGTCTTGAAGAACTTCAAAGCCAGCATTGACTCAAAAGTGGAAAACTCCCGACAAGACAACGGTAGTCGCACTGACAATTACAGCCAAGTTGTCAACTCCAATCTTCCGGCCTCATTCAATCTTATTGTCCCGATTTTCAAAGGTCGCCCTGCAGAAGAGATTGAAGTGGAAATCATTGCAGATGTGGACGGGCGTAATATTCGATTGTCCCTTTGCTCCCCTGGTGCAGAAGTGATAGTGGAAGAGGAACGCAACAAGGCCATTGACGAGCAATTATTGTTGATCCGTAAATTGGCACCGGATATTGCCATTATCGAACAATAACAATGAAGACTGTAAAGAAATACTGGAAGCCGGTACTTGTCGTATCGGCTTTCTTCATTGGCAACCGCGTATTCAATCACATAAATGCGTGGTTGGGAATTTCAATAATTATGCTGACAGTAGCATTTATAGTTTATAATATCATTAAAAAAAAGTAGAAAATGAAAAGAAAGATTGATTTTTTGATTGTGGCACTATTTGCCGTTGTTTTGTTTGCTTCATGCGAAAGAGTTGCTCCCAATTATGCCGGTGTCCTTATGGAGAACTACGGCAAACAAGGGAAAGAAGATTTTAAAATCGTTGCCGGTAAGGTATCTACATGGGAATTAGGCACAGAGCTTTTTCAAGTTCCGCTATTCGATCAGCGCGGAGAATTTTCTGATCCAGTCACACTAAAGGCAGCCGACAATACAGAGTTTACAGCCCGGCCAACTTACTCTTATAAAGTAATGAAAAACAGGGCTATTGATATTGTATTTGATAACAAGCATATTGATAAGGCTGACACCCCATCGGGAAAAGATGGCTTTATGCAATCATTAGAAGATAATATTTTGGAGCCACGTATATATGATCTTATCAAAGAAGAAAGTCGCAAACATAAAACAGACAGTCTGATGGCTGACGGTGGTTCATTGGTATTTGAAAAGAGACTGGAACAGATCGTTGATAAAGAATTTGAGAAACGGGGATTGCAGTTGTTGACCTTCTCCGCACAATTGGAATTTTCAAGAGCTGTCCGCGATAAAATAGATAGCCGTAACGAGGTAAACACTAATATTTCGGTACTTGATCAGAAGATTGAAGAACAAAAGAAGCAAAACGAACTGGAGCAACTAAAAACAGAACAAGCTTTAATTGCGTCCCGTGGACTCACCCGTGAGATTTTATATAAACAATTTATAGACAAGTGGGACGGGAAGACACCTCTATATGGCATTGCTCCTGAATTTTTAAAAATGACAAAATAATATGCTGACATTTCAACAAAGAAGAGATACGATATTGTCTCAATTTGCACAAGCAAAAGCCGATTTGGAAACACTTAATAGTGATATTGATGCAGAAATCGAAAAGAATAAATCTGTTATTTCTACACTAACTTCTAAAAATACAGAATTGGCCTCTTTAAAAAGTAATAATGAAGGCTCAATCAAGACTTTTGCTAAATTCCTAAAATAATAATTATCAACCCGATTAATAATCAGCTTCTCCCGGTGTGGCTTGACCGCCTATCCGGGAACTATCATGCCTCACCTTTTTTCTTCTCTTTGCAAGTCGAGTCGAGTACGCTGCATACGCTCCACGGCGGTAGATACTACAAAGAGTCTTTTTGTTCATGTAAAATGCCTCTATTGTAGAGGCAAACGGATAAGTGGCGAAATCGGAAGACGCTTAGTTTCTGTGGTAAAAATGCACGAATAGCATCACGAGTCAGGTAATATGCTATTAACACTTGACATACGTACAAACGGAAGCAGAAACGAAAATCCTGATTGCAACAGTTCCCGGTTCGAGTCCGGGCTTATCCACATAAATCAATCATTATGAAAGTTGAAATCCCCGACTATTTCCTAAAATCCTTTATCCGACATTTTGAAAGGATAACCGAGAATTGTAAAGCTTCACCTTCTGACATCAAGACCAGTGAAGCACTAAGGCTTGGAAAGAAAGATGTAATTAAGCTCAAAAGATTTATAAACAAAAAAGTATAATTTATGAAACGAAGGATCATAGGTATAGATGTTGGCAAAAACGGTGGAATTGTAGTGTACGACACCGAGAATAACAAATTATTGGAGTGTATCAAAATGCCACCAACTCCCAAAGACTTATTAGATTTTCTCTCCATATACAAAGAAAATAGCGTTTGTTATTTGGAACGAGTGAATGGCATGACCGGACAAAGTGCTTCTGCCTCTTTTGTTTTTGGAGAAGGTTACGGACAGCTGACTATGGGATTGATAGCTTGTGGGATTCCGACAGTAACAGTATCTCCACAAACTTGGCAAAAAACTATAGGATTACGAAATACAGACAAATTGGGTAAGACAGAATGGAAAAACATCTTAAAGAAGAAAGCCCAACAGCTGTTCCCGTATGCAAAAGTTACATTGGCAACTTCGGATGCTTTACTAATATGTGAATATGGTAGAATTAAAGAAAAGGAATAATGGAAAAATTAAAAAAATGTAGCAAATGTGGCCGGGAACTTCCGGTCAGTGAGTTTTGGAAAAATGCTTCAACCGAAGATGGATTGCAGACATATTGTAAAGAGTGCGGTAATGTTTATGCCAGAAACCGTAAGAAAACTCCGGGAGGGGGGGGGGAATTTGAAGAAAATATATTCCAATCCTGAATTGGCAAAATTTTCTCCACGGGAACTTATCGCAGAATTGAAAGCACGTGGATATACCGGAGAATTGAAATACACCCAAACAATATCATTATAAATGGAAAAGTTACGTCTATTGGTTACAACCAAATGTCCGAACAAATGTCCTATGTGTTGCAACAACTCATGGGATTTTTCAAAATTACCAGTTGTTGAGCACTTTAATTACAAAGAGATCATGATAACTGGTGGAGAACCACTTTTGTTTCCTGAAAAACTGGCAAATTTGGCTGAAAGTATCAAAACCGTTCAAAAATTGGCCTATGGCAATAAAGGAAAATTATTTCTATATACGGCACTGGCTGATATGCTCCCCAATTATATCAGATACTTCGATGGAGTTGTTTACACTCCACATTCTGTTAATGATGTTCATAGTTTATTGGAGGCCAATAATTTTTTGTTGGATTACAAAGATGAACTTATGGAAAGTAAATCTCTTCGGCTCAATCTTTTTCCTGATATTAAAAAGCATATTCCTGACAACACAGACCTTTCGTTATGGAAAGTAAAAGATATGCAATGGATCAAAGATTGCCCGGTTCCGGCTGATGAAGAGTTCAAAAGAGTAGCTGAATTATGGGAGGTGGAATGATGAAAGATGTAATTACCCCCCCATACACAACATCTCTATCCTTATCGCTGGTCTTTAGAAGATGCTGTTTTTACTAAAGATAAAGGAAAGGTATTTTCTTGTTTTGCATGTGGCGGTGGCTCTACTATGGGTTACAAAATAGCAGGTTACGATGTTATTGGCTGTAATGAGATTGATCCACGAATGATGAAATGCTATGAAACAAACCATCATCCCCAGTATAGTTATTTGGAAGATATTCGTGATTTAGTGAAAAGGAATAATCTTCCCGAGGAACTGTACCATTTAGATATATTGGACGGATCACCACCTTGCAGTACATTTAGCATGTCGGGATTACGTGAAGATGCGTGGGGTAAAGAAAAGAAATTCAAGGAAGGTCAAAAGACACAAGTTTTAGACACGCTCTTTTTTGATTTTATTGCACTTGCCAAACGCTTAAAACCTAAAGTCGTTATTGCTGAAAATGTGAAAGGACTTCTTTTAGGGAATGCGATTGATTATGTCAGACGTATATACAAAGACTTTGAGGAAGCTGGTTATTATTGTCAGCATTTTCTTCTTGATGCTTCTAAAATGGGAGTACCTCAAAAAAGAGAACGTGTATTCTTTATATGTATCAGGCATGATTTGGGAGTCCATTTCCTAAAAGTTTCAGACCTCTTCAATGTTGAGCCATACATCGACATGGAATTTAATGAATCGGAAATATATTATGGGGAATATGCGGATTACAAGGGAAAGCCTATTGGTGTAAAAATGAGAAAGTTATTTGAGCAGAGAGTGGCAGGAGATATTGCTTTGGCAGAGGCCTATAAGAAACAAACTGGAAAACGAGGCTTTTTTAATCAACAATATCTATATGAGAACAAAGTAAGCTACACCCTAACAACTCATGCAGACTCAATTATTCCTTTTAAGCAGCCTATATATTTATCACGGTCAGAAGTATGTAATATATCCACATTTCCACAAGATTATCATTTCCTCAACCAATCCCCACATTATATCTGTGGAATGAGTGTACCACCCGTTATGATGGCGCACGTAGCCTCACGAATATGGAAATATTGGTTATCTAAATTATAAATCAAATGAAATCAGAAGAATTAGCAACCCAGTGGTGTCGGGATCATCCTGATGCAACATTGGAACAAGCATTCATGGCCGGATTAGGCCATAAGATGAATATGAATAAGGATTCTCTTTCTGCAAGGAAAGACAAATTCAGAAGTGAAGTCCTCATGTATAGAGGGAAATATCCTGATGATATGTTGAAGGACTTTTTCGAGTATTGGACTGAATGCGGAGGACGGAAAATGCGCTTTGAGAAGGAACGTACATTTGAAGTTTCCAAACGTTTAGTCAGATGGTCTAATAATGATTTTAACAAGTATGGGAAACAACTTAATTCAAGTCAACAGCAATCTCCCGGCAACCGAAAAGAAAGCGTTGAAAGACTTGCTGACCTTGCAAGCGGAGTATTACAAGGGATTGCACGTAAGTTCGATTAAAGAAGCTGTTCTCAACACTCCTAACCTACCACTCTCCGTTATAAGAAAAGAAATCACATTGGCTGGCGCAAGAGCCATACTGGTAATTGCGATTAACGAGCTTGTGTCTTTTTTCAATGTTGGAAAAACGATGAATGATGTTCAAGTGGCACTTACCGCTGATCTAATAATAGACAGATTCTATTATCTCAAATTGGAGGAAATCAAATTGTGTTTCCGTAATGCTATGGCTTCCGGTAAGATTTACGATAGACTGGACGGTAATATCATTCTCGGCTGGTTAAATGAATACGATGCACAGCGTGATGAAATTGTTTCTTCTCTTTCAATTAATGAAGCCCATGAACAAAATAATAACAGCACTGGAATGTTCTACGGAGAATATATCAAACATCTAACTGAAAGATCGGAAAATGGAGATGAAGAGGCCAAAGAATTATTGGAATCCCATCAATCATTCATACAAAGGATGAAATCAAATGATAAAGAAGCCGCTTTCAAAAAATGGAAAGAAGAATATTATGGAAGAACTAAGAGACAAACTACTTGACTGGGCGAAACAATTTGAAACACCTGATTTTATAAAAGATGATCCTATATTTTTTCCACATAAGTACAATGATAAAAAGGACATAGAAATCAGTGCCTTTCTTACTTCATGGATAGCTTTCGGGAATCGCAAACTGATAATGCAGCAAGCAGAAATTTTGGATAATCTAATGGGTAATTCTCCTTATGCCTTCATTATGAACAAAGTATGGGAACAATACAAAGAAAATACAAATACCTTCTACCGTATGTTCACCTACCATGACTTCTTCTGCATTTGCCAGCGGTTGTACAACATATATCAGGAATGGGATGATTTGGAAGTATTTTATGAGGGTTACAACAATGTTATCCGTGAAATACAAACAGATTTTGGTGGCGTAAAAGGTATTCCAAAATTGGAGCGTGATTCTCCATGCAAGCGTATTTGTCTGTTTCTACGGTGGGTAGTACGAAAATCGCCGGTGGATTTAGGTATTTGGAATATTATTCACCCGACAGAATTATACATACCATTGGATGCACATGTTGCAAAAATGGCACACCAGCTTGGGATAACAACACGCAAAACAGAGGACTGGAAAATGGTTCAACAAGTAACCAATTACATGAAAACAATTTTCCCGGATGATCCGTGCCGGGGAGATTTTGCATTATTCGGATATAGTATTAACAATAAATAATTTACATTATGTCAGAACTTAAAATCACACAAGAAAAGGTAACAGCCGCTTTTAGTGAAGCAAACGACTGTCCTAAAGCAATTAGTATTCTAACAGCCCTATTCGGAAAGCAAAAGCCGGATTATACAGATTATCACAATATTAAAACCTACGAAGATGCTTGTGAAGCAATAGGTGTAAAACCTATTGTTCGCCTACTTGTTGAGGATGAAGACGGACACAAAGAAGAAGTGGCTGATATTGCACACCTCGCCTACATCAAACTATGCACAATTGCTCGTGCATTGAACAACGATCCTGATTTTCCACGATTTACTAAAGATGAATACCGTTATACGCCGTGGTTTTATCTTTATAATCAGAAAGAAATTGATGAAATGGACGAAGAGGATCGTAATCAGCTGGTTCTTTGGGGCGGTGTTGCGAATACCGGTGCGACTTGCGGCCTCGCTTGTGCGGACTCGTATGACGCTTGGTCGTACTCGAGTGCGTATCTCGGCTCTCGCCTTGCTGTAAAATCAAGTGAAATCGCAATTTACTTTGGAGAACAATTCAAAGAATTGTGGAAAGACTTTCTGATTGGAAAAAAGTAATCACACTGGGGAGGCCGCATCAAAGCGGCCTTTTCCATACCTTTTAAATCTATGACTCCAAAAGAATTTTTCGACAAAGTGGTGGAAATGCGCCGTTGCCAAAAAGAATATTTAAAAAATAAGAGACAGATAGATTTACGAATAAGTAAACAAATTGAGCGTGAAGTAGATGAAGAAATTGAACGTGTTCAAAAAATCCTTCACGACAAACAGAATCCGCAACTCTTTTAGACTATGGTTAATATGAAAATCCTTGACCTGCCATTAAAAGCAAAATGGTATGAAATGATCGAATCCGGAAATAAGAAAGAAGAATACAGAGAGATCAAGAAATACTGGATCGGAAGATTAGCAAAATGTGGAGGTCGCAATTCCTATGAAAAGACAGGTTTCTATTGTAAGAAAGGTATTTGTTTTTCTTGTATTACACGTGGAAACGGCTTTCACCCCAAAGAATACACTCATGTTCGCTTCCGTTTTGGCTACACCAAACGGACAATGCTTTTTGAACTTGAATCTATAACCATCGGAGTTGGTAACACCAATTGGGGAGCACCGGATAACGAATGTGTATTTATACTTAAACTGGGAAAATGTATCAAAAAAAATGAAAGTAAGGACTCAACAGAATTTCAACCGAAAAACTCGTGAAACAGTATTCGGTATCAGCATCATGCCTGACGGTGGCAGAAGATATTGTAAATACCCAATAGGCCACCAAGAATACAAAGACTATACCCAAGCACACCAAGCTATGAAAGATGTACAAAAGATATTGGATAATGGAGGCCGATTAGTGTATTCTCCCAAAGGTAGTGCCGGGATTAATAAAAATGAATATGTAAAAATTGAAATGACATAAAAATGAAAATATTAGTAAGTTTTTCAGGTGGTAAGGATTCACAAGCATGTTTGATCCAAGCTTTCAAACAATATGGGGGGGGGAATTTAACCGCTGTGTTTTGTGACACCGGCTGGGAACACCCTGACACATATAAACATGTGAATGATGTTTGTCTGCAAATGGGAGTAAGACTTATAACTCTCAAATCAAAATACGATTTTGTGTCTTTGGCAGTTCACAAGAAAAGATTTCCTTCCACGAATGCACGGTTTTGTACCAGTGAACTAAAAATGAAGCCAATGATTGATTATGTACTTTCTTTGAAAGAAAGCTGCATTATTATACAAGGTATCAGAGCCGGAGAAAGTACAGCACGTGCGGCAATGGAAGAGGAATGTATGTACTTCAAATCGTATTTTCAACCTAATAAGAAAGGAAGAACTGAAAACTACCGAAGTAAGGATGTCAAAGAATGGTGTTCCCAATTTGACGCTTCTGTTCTAAGACCGATCTTCAAATGGAGTGCACAGCAAGTTATAGATTGCATACTGGATGCAGGGCAGAAACCGAATCCATTGTATTATCGTGGATTCTCACGTGTTGGATGTTTCCCGTGTATCATGTGTCGGCACAAAGAAATCGAACTCATAGCCAAAAATGATCCTAAAATGTGCCAACGCCTAATTCAAGCAGAGAAAAGCGTAGGACATTCCTTCTTTCCTCCATTATACATACCTCAAAGATTCTGTAAAAACAAACAATATCCTTATGTAGAGGAAGTTTTGGAGTACGTTAAAGAACATACCCCTGATATGTTCGAGCCGGAAGGTGGATATGCCTGCATGAGTCTGTTTCATGGACTATGCGAGTAAATAAAAATGGAATGAACATTATGATACGAGATCCTTACTATTTGGCGAAAACGGTCTTAGGTTCATACAACTTGTATATCCTCAAAGATCCTTTCGGATCTTGGCATTATTCGTGTGTTGGTACATTCAATACTAAAGATGAAGCTATAGATTATTATCATAAGTTGAAAGAAGAAGAGAAAATGATTTCAAGAATGCACATGAAATTAATAATAACAGAATAGAAAGGATATAAATAATGCCGATAAGCGAAGTATATAACATGGACTGTATGGAATACATGAAGGGGATTCCTGATAAGTTCTTTGATTTAGCGATAGTCGATCCCCAGTATGGCATAGACATAATGCACAAAGGTGGGATGCCGAAGCATTTAGGCTTTAAACAATATAAAAGAAAGGATTGGGATAAGTCCCCCCCCCGGAAAGAAATATTTTGAGGAACTATTCAGGGTATCGAAGAATCAAATAATTTTTGGTGGTAACTACTTTACTACCTATCTTCCTCCCAAAATGGGTTGGATTGTTTGGGATAAAGGACAACATGGATTAACTATGTCTGACGGTGAATTGGCATGGAGTAGTTTTGACAAGGCTCTTCGGATCATAACTCTAAACCGGTGTACAATTGGAGAACGAGGTGGAAATATCCATCGTTGTCAGAAGCCAGTGAAATTATATGCTGAAATATTAAGAAAAAACGCCAAAGAGGGAGACAAAATTTTTGATAGTCATTTAGGTTCAGGAAGCAGCAGAATAGCTGCTTATGGACTTGGATTCGATTTCTATGCAACTGAAATAGATGAAGAATACTTTGAAGCACAAGAAGAACGTTTTCACCGGGAATGTTTTGGGGAGATAAAAACAGAGAGAGGAAGGTTGGTTCAAACTAATTTATTTGATAAATAGATATGAAACAGACATTAGAAGAAGCCGTAAATGAAATTGGAGGCGTACATCCTGACTGGGATAAAATAACTTGTTTTAGAATAGGATTCAAAGAAGGAGCCAGATGGCAGACAAAACAACCTCCGTGGGTATCAGTGAAAGAACGGTTACCGGATGAAAATGAAGACATCATCATTCTATGTAAACATGGTGCGATTTTTAACGGTACATATAGCAACAATATATGGTTCTGCATGGATGGTTATATCTATGACACGTACAAAGGTAACCCAATTTACTCTTCAATGAGCAGCATACCTCCGTCATGGGAACCGATAGCATGGATGCCAAAACCTAAATTTGAAGAATAATGAATATTGGAATTTTAGCCGTTGATAGCAATTTCCCCAATTTAGCACTTA